GCAATTTACTTAAAAATACATTACCAGAGATCTTTAAGGATCCTGGATTAATTGCTACACAACAAATTGTTGAACAAGGTAGTTTGCCAAGTAACTGTATACAATGCGTTAAGAAGGAAAAAGTTAATGGTCATAGTAGACGTAAGTTTTTTGAACAAGTTCTTAATCCTATTGTTAAAGAAGAATCAAAAAATAAAAACGACATTTATTTTTTAGAATTTAATATGAGCAATTTGTGTAACTTAAAATGTAGAATGTGCAGCGGCATTAACTCTACAGCATGGGTTAAAGAAGATTTAAAATTATCAGGCATGGGAATTGAACGTCCTATTCATGATCCAGAATTTGGTTATAGGGTTATGCCTAGCAGCATAATTGATCGATTATTTGATTATCCAGAGTATTTTAAAAATTTACAATACGTAAACATTAAAGGCGGTGAGCCTTATATGGAGCCTGCTAATAAATTAATTATGCATTATCTAATTAAATTAGGTCTTGCTAAAAACATTACACTTGATATTAGCACTAATGGAACTGTAGTTGATGAAGAGTTCGACAAACTTGCATTACAGTTTAAAGAAACTAAATGGCATATTAGTATTGAAGGAACTGGTAAACTATACGAATATATTCGTGGCGGCAACAACTTTCCGTTTCAACAACTTGTAGAGAACTTAGAACATTTTAATAAAATGGATCGTGTTATTTTTGCTGGTACTGTGATGACATACAATGTTTGTCATCTACAAGAAATGCAAACATGGTTTGATAGTGTTAAAAAAGACAATTACGAAATATATTTAACTAATGTTGTAACAACACCAGCATATCTTAATCCTACAATTTTACCTCAACATATTTTAAATGGCACTAATTATAAACACGTTAAGAATGATAAACAATTAGCTGCGTTTATTAATTATACAAATAAATTAGATAGTATTAGGAATACAAGTATACATGATGTATGCCCTGAACTAAGCAGTCTCTTTTCTTAAATAGATATCACTTAAACATGCACAAGATTGTTTACCGCAAATAATAGTTTCTTTTGGTAATTTATAGCGTTCAATGTTTCCTAAAGGTCCGCCTTCTTGACAATCAGCTCTATACATGTTTCCCCACATATCAATGTTAATCATATGCAGTCCTGCCCAGCATTTCCAACCTTGGAATTTATTTTGATCAGTACTAATTAAATCATTTGCTGTTACTGGTTTATCATCTAAAAGTAATCCTCCTCTATGAAGATTACTATCAGGTAATGGTCTAAAGAAAGGCCATTTCTTTATTGTATCTAATTGTTCTTGAGAATAGTTGTAAGGCGTATTAGTTATAGCATCAATATTTGATTTGTCAAGAATAATCTTTGGCCATATTGCAACATTGTCAGAACAGTTATATAATGCTTCTGCGACATTAAACATTTCTTCAAAGTTATCTGGTGCTAACATTAAATTAATAAACACAGGGCAATTAGAGTTTTGTATAACTTCCATTATATGATTTATGTCTGCATATTCTGGATGATACGAAATAATATATCCATCTGTAAACTGAGAAATAGTTTTATAGTATTCTACAGTATGGCTTCCGTTAGTTAAGAAAGTAAACGTATGTCCTTGCTGTTTAACTAACTTTGCAAGATCAGTAAAGTGTTTCCAATATGTTGGCTCGCCTCCACTTAGTCGGTAACATATATTCTTTTTAGGTTGCTTAAATCCTTTAACAAAACGTTCAACAGTATCCCATCGGGGCTGTCCAGTACTTCCACTGTGTAAGTGGTCTGGACAATATGAACACCGATAATTGCATTTGTTGCTTAATGTCCAGCTAACAAGAAACCAATCTTCTTTTGTTTTGTCTTGGTAAGTTAATTTCATTCGCTCATGCTGTGTTTAATAATTAAATCATGTGTACGTTGATTTAGTTTAACTGTAAGTATTAATGAATGTAATCCATCAGTGTAACTAAACACACTATGTTCTTTTTGGAAGTTAATAAAATGTACATATTCTGGATCAGGATAAATTAACTGTTTATCAAGTATGTGTGCATAGTTCTCTGGCTGGGCTTTACCAAATGTGCATAACAGTCTAAAATATTCTGGACCTGCTCCAGGATAATCTCTATGTGGTGGAAAGAATCCTCCGGCATCTACTCTAAGTAAATGTACACGCCCGAGGTCTGGAGCAAATATATCTACTAAACTAGCAAGTTGCGGAATAGCTTTGTACACTTCTGTTGGAGTTGTAAAGTCTTCTTCTTTCATCTTAACATCGTGATACCGTTGCATATGGCCAAAGCTATTTAAATGCCAATTCTCCGCTACATCACCTGTATGACTTGTAACAGGTAATCCCCAGCGATTATTGTGCGTATCTTTCTTTTGATTATAAGGACACCAGTTATCTTCAAACTTCTCTAGTTGTTGTACAAGACTGTGTCCATCAACTTTTAATTTTAGTTTTACCATGTCTCCCATATTACATAGGCTATTCCAAAGCAATGCACGTTCTTGTTGTTGGTTATCCATTTTTTAAACTCCTTAATTCTGGAAAGACTTTTGTAAAATCTGTTCCTCTTGTTTCATCTAATACTCGTAAATAGTCTTGTAACTGCGGCAACTTATCTGACCAATCTTCTGACATCATATAACTAATTATACCTTCCCAACGCTGTTTACCCATAGCGTGGTTGTTCCAATCTGTATTAAACTTCTGACGTTGGACAAACTTTTCAATATTATTTTTAGTAAACTCTTTAAGTTCTTTAGGTAATGTTCTAACATTTAAGTAACTAGGAAAGTAAACTAAATGTGTATTAATTATTCCGCCACCAAAAGGCATTATATTAACTTTACTAAAGTTTTGATCTTGTTTCCATTCAGCTAGTTCGTGTATATACGGAACATTTAATAATTGTACTGCTGCTGCAACATTTATTGTAATATTATCTAAACTAGTATCAAGTTTATATAAGTTTTTTTCAATATCAGCCCACTTGCTTGGATAACGTATATAATCATTCTTATCACCATATGCATCTATACTAAAATTAAATGTAATTTTCTTAAAATGTTGCCATAGTACAAATAACTTATCAGGTAATTTTAACCCGTTACTGTTATATCGTATGCAAATATCTTTAGCATAATTATTATCAACCATGAATTCTAATATAGCATAATGCTCTGGAATTAGCAACGGTTCGCCGCCAGCAAAATACAATTCTTTAATGTGCTGCGATTGTTGTTTCATTGAATCTAAGAAACTTCCTTTCTTATACCAAGTATAATCGAAGTCCTCATCCCAACTTTGTTCTGCAATTAAGTTTTTATCTGTATACTTAGGCTTTTGCAGTTTCCATTCTTTAATCCAACTACTTGAATCATGTGGACTGCACATAACACACTTTAGTTGGCACAGATTTCCAAGGCGCAAGTCAAAGTAAGGAATGTTAACAGGTAAGTTTCCATCAACATCTGTTTGAGCTACAATATTGTCAATGTCTAAACGTTGTTCCCATACTTTAGTCTCCCACTGACGTTTGCTTACAATGCCTTTATCTTCTTCTGCAAAGCACTTGCGGCAACTTGCCGGAACTTGTTCGTTAAGCATTTGTAATCGTGTGTTACGCATATGCTCACTGTTCCATACTTCTTCAATAGTATGGTTACGCATATTCATAGCAATACCGTCTTTCTTAACAAGGCCAACTGTTTTATCATCATTAAGTCCAGCACCTGATGCATTAGCAGTACAGCAAACTCTAACGTCACCGTTAGGTCGTGTTGCTAAATGTATCCAAGGTAAAGGACAAAATGTTTTACTCATGTTCATGCCTTTCAAATTGTGCGTTTAGTTTATCAAAACTACCACATTGCTTTGAACATTCTTTAAGTCCAGTACTAGTCCAACAACTACTAATCTTGTTGAAGAAGCCGTTGTCAAAGATGTCTGTAAATGAATACTTGTGTAAATTAGGGTATTCTTTAATTTTCGTCATATAGTCTATTCTTGAAAAACTATGTTGTGGTAGCCATTCTAAATCTAGCCAACAGCAAGGACTAACATTTCCATTTGCAGCAATATACATTTGTTTATCTTGAACTGCTTTACAATTAATAGTTGGCATAGATTCGTTCCTAGCTTTTTCTGCCGGTGCAATCATTTCTAAACTTTTTTGTGACGGTAACAATATATGCGTTACATTGTAATTATCATCAATAACTTCTAACTGTCCGTCTTTAAATCTAGTAGTATGCTTAATACTAAAGCCTTTGAATCCCATATCTTTGCTTAATTGTTCGCATGCTTCTACTTGGTGTTCATTATGTTTGAATACTAACATATCCCATCTTGCGTCGCCGCCTGCATCAATAAATGCTTGTGCATTCTTTAGAATTTTATCGTAATCTGTACTAATTCTATATAGTGCATGTGTATCCTTTAGTCCATCAATACCAAATACAATTTTTACTCCTACGTCTGCTAGACCCTTAAACCAATCTGCTGTTCTAGCACTCCCGTTAGTATGCATTTGTAAGGTCATTCCGGCATTGTGTTTGCGCAGGTATTGCATTATACCTAACGTATCTTTAGCCATAATTGGATCGCCTAAGTTCCCGCACATATTTAAGAACTTTAGTTGCTGTACAAAACTTATAGGAAACCATTCAGTAAACATTTGGTAACTAATTTCTGTAAGATCTAAACTGTCAAGTTCTGGACCGCCTTGAACTCTTCTTGGACACATAGGACATCTTGCTTGACATCTAGTTGTAACTTCTAAATGTATAGAAGTTATATCTTCGTAATTATACATTAAATGTTCCCATAATCATAAATCTTTTATATTTTTGTAATTGTAATTCTTCTGCTATAAGTATTTCTGTTAGATTAGACTTCTTAATAAATTGATCGAGGCTGCTACTACAATTGATGTGTTCTTTTAATTCATAATAATTATTAGATTGTAAAACTATCTTTGCACCTTCGGGTATTTTGTTTAACCATCTGTTATATTGGCCCGGTGTAATGTGTTCACAACTTGTATTAATAACAAAATATGGATCATTTGTATATTCGTAATCACACATATCTGCTGTAACTGCTTTAAACCGGCCATCTATTTCTTGGCGTTTATTAATTGTTGATGCAGTTTGCTCACATGCAGGATCAATGTCTATACTTGTAATATGTTTAATTCCTAATTCACTATTAAACATCATACTAGCAAGTACTCCGTTCCATCCTCCAAAAATAGCACATTCAGCATTAGAAATATGTGTTTTTAGTTCAAGTGTTTCAATTAGCCATGTTTTAGACTGAAGTTGTCCTCCCCAAAGACTTTCTAAGGTTCGGTCACGATCTTCACTATTGCGAATAGCATCAGCCCAAAACTTTATATCTTGAATATCAATCTTCATTCTTTACCTTTGGTATTTTACTGTCTGCACTGCTTACACAAGTAGGAGTAATGCACTTACGTGGCGCCTTAAAGAGCTCAAATCCGCCGTCTAACGTGCCTAAGGGTTCGTCATGGCAACTGTAGCTGCGCTTAACTTCATTTTCACGTACAACACATCCTTGGTATCCTGCATTACAATTCCAGCCTTTAAACTTGTTGAATCCAAAGGCATTAAATCGTTCAGCTTGATCTATGTAGTACTTGTTGCCGGCTTTGTCTTGTAACTCTACTTGTAATAAAGGTATTATTTTTTTAAATTCGTCTGGGATTCTTTGTGGGAATCCGGCTTGTAATTTGTCAAGTTGTATGTCTGTATATCCGGATACCACACGAGAGGCTGTAGGATCGGACTGTGGCTTGAGAGTAACATTAATACCTCTGGCGGCAAATCTCTGTAGGCGTTCGTAAAGCTCTTCAAACATTTCAGGGACCATAACTTGATTGATTGTAATATATACATTATTTTTCATTAATTGAAGACATTTATCTCCAAACTCCTGTTCATTTGCAAACTCCGCATGGTAGCTTGCTGTTATACTTCTACGCTGTAAACTGCTCGTAGCTTCTAACCAATTGTTCCACCATTTGCTTCCCGGGCTTAGAT